TAGGTCATTTGTGCTTGCGCTTGGATAGAAAACAGCCAGATGCGGATCACTAGTAACTAGCCCATCTTCGTTGTTATCTGCAGCCGCTGCTGTGTTAGTAGCCCAGTTTTCAATAGCAGTTGGTGTAGCTGCTAGTCTCATTGGACTGTCACCTACTACAAATGCTGTTTGACGTCTATCGTTGTTCAAACCTACCATGTTGCTGATTAGCTCTGGATACCCTGGAGCTGCAATAACATTAAATGTTCTTGCATCTTCACGCAACTCTGTGCTTGCATCCAATGAACTCTTCATTGCATTTACAACAACTTCGCGCACCGCTTTACGTCCAAACTGACTGCCACTTTCTGAAACCCATGCATCCTTCTCTGTTGGAAGTGTTGGATATACAGTTGTATCACTAAAGTTTGTGCGTGAGAAGTAGTTGCTTCTAAACTTCTTCACACCGTAAGTACTGCGACGTGTGTTGAATAGCAACATACCACGCGGATAAACAGTTGGATCTGGACGATCAACATCTAAGTAATCGCTACTAAGTAGTGTCTTAGTTGTTGCAATAGTTCCTGTGATTACGTCTGTACTGTTATCGCCAATAAAACGAGCATCTCCAAAGATAATACCGTTTTCAGTTGTGCTGTCTGTCTTATCAATAGCAACCCATTGTGTTTCTCCGCTTACAGTTTGATATCTGTAAAGTGCTGGATAGTTCTCAAGGTCACTTGTATCAATCCAAAGGTCACCTTCAACTAGTGCAGTTTCATCACTTTGCTGTGTTGGTTCTGCTGTGCTATAGAGTACACCATTTGGACTTGTGTTTGCTAGTGCATATCCTCTTGCATCTGTGATGTTTTGATAGCCTCTCCAAGTTGTACCATCGTGTACTAGGATGTCTGCTTCAAATCCACCGTGATACCAATGTGTACCATCTACTGGATTTGCACTAGGAGCACTTGTAGCTGCTGTATAAGTTGGAGCAATCCAGTTACTTAGAATCAAATCACTGTTGTTGCCTGCACGAACCTGTCCAGTTGTAATGCCTGTGCTAATGCCTGCATCTGCTAGTGGAGTACCACTTGTATCTTTTGCTACAATCAACCCACCTAGTGAGTGTTTAATAACCAAGTTGCCTGCACTGTTAACACTTGCACTTACGTTAGCAACATTAGCACCGTTAATATCACTTGCCATATCTGCTAGGCTTGTGCCGCTTAGTATTACTGTTACTGCTGTCGAAAGTGATGTACTGTTTGCAACACTTGCTTGGATAGTAAACTCTTCACTTGCTGTAAGTGGATTAGCACTGTCAACTGTGCCAGTAACTTCTAGTTCGCCACTGCTGTAACGTTGGAATAGTTTGTAGGTTACAGTATCGTTTTCAGTTGCATCGTACTGGATATAGTAACTACCTGCAGCAATGTTTTTACCGCCAGTTGTGTCCAAGTTCTTAAGTGCAGTTTGATCATTTTCATACGCTGGTGCACTCTTGCTAGCAAAAGCAGTGTTTGCAGTTGAGTATGAACTTACGTCTGCTAAGAAACCTAAGTTACTTGCAGTTGTTTTGACCCACACACTTCCTGTTGGACGTGGAACAGTATCTGTTGTTTTCCAAGTTGGCACTGTATAGTGTGCGCTCTGCTGGATAACTGGAGCAGCATATGTACCTGCTGTAAGTCCGGCATCTGATAGGATTGTGCCTGAAGCATTTGCTAGTACAATCTTACCATCTGCAACACTGTCTACGCCTACTGCTGAACTTGTAGCATAGATTTCAATCTTATTACTCTTAGCCGCTGCTGTTACACCTGTAATACTAGCATTATTAATACTTGTTGCAAGTTGTGCTACAGTTGTTCCTGTGAGTGTAACTGTTGTACCGTTAATGGTAATGCTGTTACCGTTTGTAAACAATGGGCTTGCTACTGTGCCTGCAATAGTTGCATGGCTTGTTTGCCAACTGCTACTGCCTACTAGTACCCATGCATTGTCTCTGTTCTTATAATAAACAGGATTGTTAGCGTTGGTTGCAACCAATGCATAATCACCAATAGCACCGATTGAGGTCTTTGGAACGCCGCCTGTTAAATCTGTTGTACTTGTAATAACTGTTGGAACTTTATTTGTAAATGCGCCTGTTGATTTATTCCATTCAAATATACCCCAACGTGTATCTGCGCTGATGTCCCACCATACTGTATTGTTAGTAGGTTGACCTAGTGGACGACTTGTACTGCTTACAAGTTCACTAAGGTCAATGTCTGCTCTTAGGACGTATGCGCGGTTGCTTACTCCTAGCAAACTATAAGCTGCCATCAAACCATATTCGTTAAGTTCATAACCGTTAATCGGAGTGCCGGATGATGTATTGTAAAATGTTGGATTACCAAAGGTTGCTGTAAGTTCTCTTTGACTTCCAATTAAAAATGTCTTACCAGCATTTGCTGCGGTTGTTCCTGCCGCTGTGCCTGTGCCAGTGCCACTTGTTTTATCTTGTGCAGTTGCAACAACAATCGCTGCTACTGTTCCTGCTGCTGATGGAGCATAGTTACTTTCGTCAATGACTGTAACTTCTACGCCTGGTGATATTAGTGCCATGTTTTTCTTCCTCAATTAAGGTATTATAATTCGTTATAACTATTTATAAGAACACCCTAAAAACACCCTTATTTGACAAATCCCTTTAAAGGTCCGTGTTAAATACATGTATGAGACCGGTTTGCGAGAAATGTGGACAACGTCCAAAAGCAGTAAACTACCGAAAAGGCGATAAGGTTTATTATAGACGCAAGTGCGAGCAGTGTCTAAAACTACACAAGCCTGTAAAACCATTATGGGTAGACAGCGGCTATAAAGTAAAGAGAAAGTGTGAGGCGTGTGGATTTAAACCTACAATAAGAAGCCAGGTCACTGTGTTCTATATTGACGGTGACCTAAATAATGTTTATAGTAGAAACTTAAAAACGGTATGTCTAAACTGTAATGCTGAACTAGTTAAGACAGGATGGAGCAGAGGAGATCTTACCCCCGACGATTAAGGTCATGTACATACAGTTCAATCAATGCGTAATGCAAAACTTTCATTAAGTCTTTGCGATTGTGTCCATCTTTCTTGCCGTAACGTTGAGCATACTTCATTACATTACCAATACAAAAGCCATCTCCATGACCTGCATCAATGATAAACTCTGTTGCTTGATATTTGTTTAGACTGTAGTGTTCGCCATAGGTTGCATCAATATAGTCTTTGAACTCTGCAATAAGTTCACCTTCATTGTATTTGTAATCGATGTTTTTACTCAAGATAAGAACTCCTTTAACTGTGCTTACAGTATAGCACTTTAGGAGTTAGTTGTCAACCTATAATAAATGAGAGTGGATCACTACCGTCAACATAGTTGCGTAGTTCTTCATCGAGTTTGTCTATTTCAACTTGTGCTTCTGCTTTAAGTGCATCACCGTTGAGACTTGTACCGCCTTGTGGTCCGGCGATAGTACTAAACTTTGAACGTGCTTCGCCTAGTGTGTACTTTGCTAGAGCTAGTGCATAATCTTGTATCCATGGACCAGCGTGTCTGTCTTGAAGTAGTCTAGATTCAGGGCGTAGATTGTATGTCCATAGTACAACTTGTTCGCCACTTGCACTGAACTTGCGCAGTAAGGTTACCTTTTTAGTTACGGGATTAAACTCAAAGTTTACAAAGCCGCCAAACAATCTTGCGCTTAGTTCTTGATACTGATAGTACATTTCATATGTTGCCATACCGCCAATACGTCCACTTTGCAACAAATAAGTGTTTTGGAACGCCGCTTCATATGGCTCAAACTGTGTACTGCCTGTGTTACTACCACTACCAACACCTCGCCTGAACACTTGACGCACTTCTTCAATCTCGTCAGGAAGTGTGTACTCTTGTTGTTCTTTCACTACACTTAAAAATACATACGAACTTTCATATGCATTTTGACTGCGCTGACGAAAACGTTTTACTGACTTATCAATAACATTATCATAGTGTTCTGGATCAAGCTCAACATCCACCATTCCATCGCCGAGACGAAAGCGAATATAGTCTACTGTATCTGCTCTTAATGATGCTAGTGTTGCCATAGTGTATCCTTTGCGTATACACTATTTATTACTTTATCGCTTTAAGAATCACAGTGTCGGCATTGATGCGTCCATTCATCTGTGTTTCTACAGCATTAATGTTGTCCATGTATTTGCGTAATGCTACCTTGCCTGCTTTGTTAAACTCTCTAAGTTGTTCCTCAGGCTTGCGCAGTGTCTTTGCAACACTTTGTCTTGGATTGAAGAACTGTAGTGTAGTGCCTTTGACACTAAGAGTAGCGTGATCTTCTGCAACATACTTGCCAATCTTGCGTGTCTTAATGTTAAACACCCAAACTTCTGTAGCATCGACGATATCTATAGGATTAATGCTGGCTACTTTATACTTTTCGTCGGTTTTGCAATACTTCATTTTTGCAACTAACTTGTCAGCACTCTTAGGCTTGGGTGATCTAGTCTTACGAGTCGCTTTGCTTTCTGCTGTAATAAGATCACACGCACCTAGGATACCACCAAACAATGTAATTGCACGTTTCACTGCGGCTTTGTCCAAGTGTGCATATGCTTCTCGCAAATCCTCTTCTTGTTCACGAGCAGGTTGCTGTAACATTACATACTCAGCATACACACCTTCATAAAAAGCACGAATATGCCTAGCATGTGCTTGGTTAACATTCAGTTTACGAAATAGTTTTACAGGATCAAGTCCTTTAAACGTATTGGGATTTGTGATAAAGTCATCTACTGCTTCTTCTATCTCTGCAATAATATTACCACTTGCTTCTTTAATACGTTCTTGTATACTAGGTACATAAGCATTTTTAGGCTTAGTTGCTTCTACTGCTTTAACTTCAGAAACAATAGTCTCACCTTTTTCTGCAAGAGCACCAAATCTACCTGACATCCAATTGTGACTATCCTCAGGCACTTGATCTGCTTTGTCATTGTTCATGTAATGACAATAACAAGCAATATGACTAAATGTCATACTAGCATCACTATTTTTTAGAATGTATGTTGCAGTCTGTTTATCAAAAAACTTTTTTACATACTGTCTGATAATAGG